CCAGGAACCAATCAATTGAGTGGGTCCGCGGATTTAAGTTCTGTTATCTGAGTTCATGACGACTCTAGTGCTAACTTTTGGTTAGCCAGATTGTCACGAAATCCTTTAGCTATCGTCTTATCGATGAACTGAAGGAAACGTAGACCATCCTTTAGAACTTTGGCATCACGCTTCTTTTGTCTAACTGTTGCGAGAATTGAAGCAGCACCCTCAACTTCGTCAAGGAAGCCGATTAACATTTGTAATGAATACTTATGTAAAACGACTCCTTTGTAGAAACCAAGGGTTAGATATGCTTTTGCTAGTCAATCATCGAACTTTGGAAGCCAAAGGTGTTTAACAAAAACACCTTCTGGTCCGCCAAGTCCGATAGTTGCCAAGACCTCTCGTTTGAGAGGAAGTGGATCAAGCTTATAGTGAGTCTTAATAAGACCTTCTATTCGCTTGATAATAGCAACTTTATATCAGCGCTGCTCAAACATGTAGGAATGAGGATTCCTGGGTTCAAGGTGAGAAATATCCTTCTTTTCAAGAAGTAATTTCGCCACTTTGTAACTTCATTCGGTAGGGAAATCTGCTAAAAGCATTTTTCCTTTCCGGACGAAGTAAGCCCGTTTATCCTTCATTTCTCGTAAGAGTCATTCAAAGGGTAGTACACCTTTGGTAATAGATAAGGATAACAGCCCTAACAAGGCAAACTTATCTTTACCGGGACGGTCATCTCACCTTACTGACTTCATTATAGTTCTAAACGCCGGAATGAAATGTGATTCAATCCGTTCCGCTCAGAACGCAAATGTAGAAAGTCTTCCTTTGAAAGAGTCTTGATTTAAGAACATCTTCATTGAAAGTGGTGAGACATCCTTCCCTTTTAAGGATGTACGCTTCGCAAACTCAACTGTCGGTTGCTTTCCATGAGATATAACACTCTTACTCATATTGAGCTCAACCCCATAAAGGGCCATGAGTTCAACATACTTAGAAGCAAGTGAAGGATCGAAAATGACAATGTCATCTCCGAGTACTTCATAAGCTTCT